TGAGGAGAAAGGAGATAAAAGATTATTTTGAGTATCATGAATTAAAATTTCAATGTAATCATCAGAAGTTCCAAATGGTGGCCCTAAATATGCGTCTTTATCAGAGCCATATTCTATCTTTTCGTTACTTGTTAATACTTCAGCATCTGATTCACTAAGATTAGTGGTATTCGAAGAATCTAATAAATCAAGAAATGCTTGTTGTCTTGCATTTTCTGCCTTTTTAGCAGCTTGTTTTGCTTTTCTTTTTTGAGATTTATTGTATTGGTATAAAATATAGTATGGCATTAGCTTACTGGCTCCCCTTCTGGTATACTATCTAAAGTTTCATCGGTTACAGTTTTTACCAATTTCCAATCACCAGCAGTTGCATAAAAACTTTGCAAATCAGGAAATGGTCTTTTTTGAAATCCTTCTATTAACCACTTTCTAGGATCGTTTACATTCGTACTTGTGATTGTATCTCCGTTTTTCAAATCATCTGGTAACGGATCTGCTATTTCTACTTGTATTAGTTCTTTAATACCTCTGTCAATTAATTTTTCTGAGTTTTGATTTTTTACAGTTTTATTTAATTGATCAGACTGTAATGAACAAGACTCCTTTTCTATCAAATCTTTAAAATCAGTATATCCTGTTGAACTTTGAACATTTGTTCTATTCAATTCTGTTTCTAATGTTGAGTAGTCTGAATTATTTATCAATGCAGCATCTTCAATTCCCATTCTTGTGGTTATATCTTCAAATGAATATAAAACATCATTATTATCTCTAAAAAAATTTAGAGCACGATTAACTAATTTAGAAATGTATGTACTTCTAAGTTTGTCTATAAATTCATTATAGAACCCTATATTTGATAACTCTTCTTTTGTGTAAGGCATTATTGTGTTACCTTGAATGTAAATCCCTCATCAAAATATTGGTCTAATTCATCAACACCACTACCACTTTGAATCCTATATTCTAATCGATAGTATCTTTCGGGTTGATAACCATTTAAATCTAACATAAAATAATTACCAGTAGAATCACAACTTATTTTAGAACCACTACCGTATGGCACTATAACCTCATCTGTTTCAGCATCTTTAATAGAATAATAAGACGAACCACTTGGTAAATATTTTATAGACAAATTTGCTGGGGTTGTAGAATATGTAGCTTCAGGAAATCTTTCTTTTCCCACCAATCTAAATCTTGCTTTTGATTTCTCTTTATACTCAGGTCGTAGTCCTTTCATATAAATAATCATATCTTCTAAATTTGTTTGAGTTAGTGGTGATAAAGAACCAGTGCTCCATTTAGAATCATCCCAAACTGTTTCTAATGTGGGTGGATACTTTGTGTGTGTATCTGATGAGAAAAAGGATAGATTACCAAATCTTGTTGTATTACCCTCATCGGTGGTTGAACTTAAATTACCCACACTACCACTCCTTTTTACTATAAAACCTTCATTTGGTATTGTGCCTTCTAACCACTTATTCATAATATCAGTAACATCCATTCTCACATCAACTGTTTCATGACCAATTGAATGGGATGCTTCATATCCACTTCCACTAAACCAAGTACATCCCGAAGCACTTACAGTTCTCTCCCAAAGAGTACCATCGTCTTCACCAAATCTAAAATTCCAACTTGCACCATCAGTAGTTTGTGGATTATCATACGACCTACCTTGTCCCATTGTCCATGACTGACTAACTGGATAAGCAAAGATACTTTGTGATGTATTTAAATTAGAAGATTTTGCATCAAATAAATTAAGATAAAATGATGGATTGGTTATCGTACCGTTACCAATTGATGCTGATATTTGACTAATATTAAATCTAATTAAAACTCTTGATACATTTATAGTATCACCAGAATCACTAACTTCTTTTCTAATTTCTAATATCTCATCTAATCCAGCGTTTAAACTACCACTATTTTGATATAAAGTTGTATCTTTTTCTCCAAATGTAAAAAAATGCATTTAACTACTCCCTTACCCCTAAATTGTCACCAAGAACTTTACCCTTAATATCTGTGTTTGGATATTTAACTTCAAATATACTAGGATCTAATGCTGGATATAAAACTCCACCACGTATGGATGTGTTTATATCAAAAAAGTTACCAGAATATCCTTGTGCAAATTGATATTTATTTTCTATTACAATTGGTAAATTATTTGGATTATTTTCTCGTGGATTAACAATACTAGCAACACCATCTACTAAAGATAGTTCATAAACTAAATCTGTTAAAACTATTGGTTGACCTATTTGCCACCTATCAATATCAAAGAAATCTTGTACTGTAGTCACACAACGTAATAATACTTCTTGTTTATTAAAACCAACTTTTGTTAATATTGCAAAATTTACACCTATGTTAATTATGTAAGCGTCTTTAATATTTATTGCATCCGTGACTAATCTATACTGTGACAAGTAAGTTTTTAAATTTTGTTTACTAGTTTGTGTTAGTGGTGCCAATTTTTTATTACCATCAAATCCAAGAGTATACATATTCATTGCTAGTGGATTTGGGATATTATTAACTTGTAAATCACGTAATTCAGTACCAACATCTGAAGCTGTTATTTTTCTTGATAATCTATCAGCCATACCAACTTTACTAAGTTGTTCATCTTGTGACATATGTACTTTAGCAACCGTTCCGTATTTTGGTGGTAAAGAATATGCTCTGACAATGTAATCTTCCTTTGTTACAGTTCTTTGTTGTGATTGGAAATATGCCAATGCGTTTTCTCTTGTTTCTCTAACAGTTTCACCAGACGAACCACCTGTCGCTGGTTTTGGATTAGTAAAGGAAACAGAATCTTTTGATTCTTGTATTAGTGAAGTATTAAGACCGTTTTCACTAATAGTAAAATTTATAGGTCCTAATTGATTAACATCACCAGTATTTACGTTATCGTCAATACCACCACCATGAGAATATTCTATTGTGAGGGTTGTGTTTGCTGGTGCCAATCCAAATGTACTTGTCTTTAAAAAATTTGAAGGATCGAAAGCTGTAGTTAAATATGTTGGACTACCAGGTAAACTTGAACCAACATTTGTTGGATTTGGAATTATTTCTTCATCAGGATTATCTGATATACCAGCTCCAAATCTTAAAATAGTTTCATCATTCTCATTTATAAAAGTTGTAAATCTACGAGATACTTTTTTAAGTTTTAAAATATATGAAGCTAATTCTCTATCTCCAACAGATGATGGATCGTTAGCTGAATTATTTTCCATTTCTTCAAAAACAGTATCTCTAGCTAATGAATCCACTTCGTACCATTTATTCCCATCACTATCCGTACAAGAAATTATTTCTATAACATCAGGATTACTCAAACGTATTTGTGTATACTTTTCTGCAGAATTAAAATCAAAATATTCGGTTGAAATTTCTCCACTTCTTGCTTTTATTTTTTTCTTTAATAAAAATTTTGTTGGCTCACCACTATCTGTTTCAAACATAGTTACAGTTCTAGGATCATAAGAACTAGAAAATTTAAAATTAACATCTTCTACTGTTCTAAATAATGTTCCATTAGAACTGGCATTTATTTGAGTTCCCTCGTCAATTGTTAAAGCATATCTATAATCAGGTAGATTATTTAAAGCAGGAACAGTTTGAAATACGTCTAAAATAACTTCAGATGCAGAAGTCGTTTTTGGTCTGTATCCAAAAGATTGTGCAATATTGTATACATTTTTCTTTTCTTCAGCATATGCTAAAAGTGATTCTCTAAATTGTGAATCTATATAATAAGAAAGAACATCACCAACATAAGCTGCCATTTCTACAAATAACATACCTGGTGATGCTTCATTAAAATCATTATATGTATTTGGAAAATATTGTTTTGCAAATTCTATAAGATTTGATTTAAAATCACCAAAATCTTTATTTAAATAATTTATAGATTTAACTGTGTCTTTTTGTATACTTGTGCGTGCCATTAATATCCTCCAGATGGTCTACTACCACCAGTAGAGCCTGTGTTATCAACTTCAGTCGCTTCAGTTACGTCAAGTGTTAGAGCTTGATTAATTTGTGGATCTAATGTTGTTGAAAATTTTATACTAACAAATATTTTTTCTTCTTGATTTGCTTCAGTTAATGTTTCAATATCATTTATGTTAATATATGGTAAAAATTTATTTACAGCTTCAACAATTACATCTTGCATTTTTGATGGTAAATTTTCATTATGTTGTTCAAAACAAATTTCTCGTAATCTACATCCAAATTCTGGATTACCAGCTCTTTCACCAGGATAAGTTAATAATAAATTTCTAAGGTTGTGTTTAGATTGTTGAATTGAATTTTTAGTCATAGCAAAATTATTATTATTATCTGCCCTCAATGGAAAAGATAAACCTACATAAGTTCTAGGATCTAAATCTATTTCTCTAGCACTTCTTGGCATTATCCAAGTCCTCCTTGTTTCTTCTTATCTAAAGCTTTCATTAACTTACTGTAATCTCTTGTTAATGCATTTGTTACATGCTCTGGAACATCATTAACAGATTTACCAGCTTTTTGTAAAGTTTCAACTGCATTCATATCACGTTTACCTTCTTCTGTTTGTCCATATCCCATCAATTCACTCATTCTTGATTTATCAAAAGTTCCACCACCCAATGTTGGATACTCATCAAACTCATTTGATTTTTTACTCAAACCAACAGTTTCATTCAGAACATCATTTAAAGATTTATTATTTGTGTATTTTACTTTTTTCTTTGGTTCTGAAACTTGTGATATAACATCAGCTAATTGAGGTTCTGAAGTTTTTTGTTCTCTTATAAATATCTCATTTATTTCTTTTTTTATTTCTCTACGAACAACTTCTTGTATTATTTTAACTAACTGTTTTTTAGTCATGATAACTCCTATATCGTTTTTACTTTGTTACTTAACATTTTTTTTGGTGTGTTTAATTTTGTTAATAAATCTGTCATTTTCGTGGTTAATTGTGTACCAGCAGTAGCTGCTCCAGCGTTAGTGCCACTACCACCTATAGCTGGTGCTAAAGTTAATAACTCTGTTACAAAATCTGTTAAAAATTCTTTCAAGTCATTTCCTAATACTACTGGTTGTTTAGCATCTTTACTTCCTAACTTTACTTCATCTTTAATCACACTTAAATTAGGTGCGTTAATTTTTACCTCTTCTCTTCCCTTTATAAATATACCATCAGATTGAATTAACACTTTTTTTCCTACAACCGTGTTACCATCAAATTTATCTCTCATTCCTCGTGATAATAAATATATGGAAGAATCATCACCATCAATTTTTTCTTTTCTAAAATCTCCATCTGACTCATCAACGTGAGTAGATATTTTTATTTTTGGTGTATTGTCATGACCATCTAAATGTAATGTCTGACCAAATCTACCTTCAAATAATATATCACCTTCACCAATTTCGATTGGTTTTACTTTTTTTCTTTCAAAAGTTTTTCCATACTTTGTATTTTCTGTATATGTACCAGATGCACCAGGTATAGAATTTTCGTTTTGAGAACCTTTTCTGTTTATAATTGTAGAATAAAAAAATTGACCATTAAATTCTGAAACTGTTACGTGTTCTCCAATCACAGGTATAGTTGTTAGATTTCCAAATAAAGGTTTTACGTTCTCTAAAAAATTACCGCTATTTAAAAAAGTACCTGATATTGAACCACGATTGTTTACTTCGTTTAAAGTAACACTCTGTACTTCCAAAGCTTCTGTTTGATAAAAATCATATTGAGAAGCAGTGATTAATCTTTTTATATAATTACTAATCTCCAGCGGTTTTACTAAACGACTTAAAGGTATAGACGTTGTTTGGTC